AGACCGGCTAGTCAGAAACTCCTTGAACTTGGTCTTTGACACATACTGAGTAGAGTTACCGATCTCGACCCGTGCAACGAGTTCACCTGTAGGCTCGTTGACAACCCTACCCTCATCGAAAATTAATGTACCACTGCGCCAGTGCTTATTCAGGAACTCGGTGATCAGTCCTTCGTAGTCAGTGATCTGGTTGCGTTGGGTGTTGTCACGGATCTTGATGGTCTCCAGAATGACCTTGTCGAAGATTCTTTCTACATCAAGTTCTATGATGCCCGCCTCACGAGCGATTTCTGCAGCGGCGAACGTAGCACTGAACGCGGTCTCGTAAAACCGGAAGGCGGCGTTGGTGCCCAACTTCGTTGCGAGGATACGCTTGCTCCATTTCTGCACTCGCGCACGGACTTCGGCAATCCCCATGGTGAGGAGACGGTCGATGAAGTCCACCCCTGCATGTCCGTAGTTGTCGTGCAGCGGATCGAAAATTGACCGGCCGACCTCGATAGTCAGGTACGAAGGCTGTACAAGTACGTACTCCAGCAGGCGCATCATCTCGCCACTAGCGTTCGCTTTCTTCGATAGCAGAAGATCGTATAAAGATATATTAGATGACATGAGGCAAAGCATCGACGCGATCTCTTGCTGCTCTCGTTCAGCGTTGACTGAACTCTGCATACGCATCTTGCCCTTGCCTTGAGAGATCAGGTGGATCAGTTTCGAGATCTGCTCAGGCGGTTTGTCATGCACCTCGTCCATGCCCATCATGATGTTCTTCAGCGACATTGCACGAAGGTTGAAGGCGTTGTCCGTCGATTCGTACACGCTCAGCGGCTTGGGTGCCCCCCACACGGAGAGTGCGGCAAGGAGCGATCCAGACTTGGCTGCGCCAGATAGACCCGTGTAGCAGAACGTCATACCGTTCGTAGACGTGAACCGCATCAGCGGGGAGCCGAACGAAACGAAAACGCCGAACGCTTGCATCTCAAGTTCTGGCATGTTCAGTTTATTGATGCAGTCCTTCCATACTTGATAGTCACCCTTCGGACGCAGAAGTTTAGCCACGTCACGTATTAGGGGACTGGATGCCGCCCTGCGGGACTTACCGTGACCCATGATCTCGGTTTCACCGATCAGGAACGACTCGTTGACAGGCGTCCAGCCCATTTGCAAGCAAATCTTGTCAGCCGCGTTTTGGCTTTGTAAGTAGTGTGCCCATTTAGTCATGTATTCCACCAATTTCGGCCATAAGGTCTGATGCGGCGGGGCAATACCCGCTTTGCCAATCGTCTCTTTCATACAGTCAACAGACTGTATTTCGTTCATGCTGATGTACTTCTCGCGTGTTTCATGCGGCAGTTTGATTCGCACAAGAAACAGTTCACCGTCCGATTCGCCGTACATGCGCTTTATCGGGAAAAACTCATTAGTCGATAGCAGTACAGGTTCTGGCTGAATCTTTACTCCGTCTTCTCCAATTTCAGCGGGAGGCAGGAAGTAGATTCCTCCGGCTCGTCCTCGTACATAGGGAAAGAGGGCTTTAGGAAATACCGGAACCTCTTCGGGATTCTCCTCGATCCGAACTGCGACCTCTTTGGTGATCTCTTCAACGGGCGGGGCAGCAACGAACTTTCTGCCGACTGCGAGAGGATTTGTGACCTCTCCTCTGAAAGGACATCCGTCGCACCCACCGGGGTTACGCTGTTCAAAAATGCTGCAACTGTGTGGCTTGCCAAAGGTTTCATTTGCTTTCCTCGTGGTGGCTTCAGCGGTGTATCCGGGGTAGTCCTCAGAGATCAGATGTATGGCAGTTTCCCAATCAGTGCAGTGTCGCGCAACAGACAGCGCCGAGTGCCATAACGGTTCGGAGAGTGTCTTGGCATTGACCAATGCGTATTTGATCTGGTTACAGCCCTGTCCCCCAAGACTCTTTTCAGCGATGTCTTGGAAGGTGACTTCGTAATTGTCGAGTTTGGCGATCTTCTTCGTGTCTTCATCCAAACCCTTCGGTACAAGATCAAGAATTGATACAGCAGCCGTACTGACTTCACCTAAAAATTCTTTAAAGGCCGCAAAGTCGTACTGATGGATCTCGTCCGTCAAAAACTTGGTTGGGTTTGGCGGGTCTGTTTTGAAGTTCAGTGTCTCTGGGCAACGCATGATTCGGGTGATGTCAGCAGTCACCACCGGGTCGATGAGCATATGCTCAAGGCACAGTTGCTTGAACTTCTCTGCGTAGGGTTTCCACTCCGCTATAGGTACGTCCTGTTCAAACGGCCAGTACGCATGGATACCGTTGCCTGAATCGACGACGATAGGAGGCGGGAGTTCCGTAACAGTAAGGAAGTGATCCAGATCCTCAATAGCCGCGACTTTGCTCTTGTAACAGCCATCCTTGTCCGGCTTAACGTCCAGATCGACAAAGAACGAACGGCAGTACGCCGCGTAATCGCTCATGCGGCTATGGCCGCTGAAACTGCTCAGTGCAATAAATACGTTCTTACCGGCTGCACTAATCTCTTCTACTAGGCTCTCAACCTCATCAAGGCTACTGGCGAACCGATTGACTACCCGCTTATCTTTGGATATCTCGGTAACACAGTAGAAGCCCTGCGAAGGAAGTACTTTCTCGTAAAATTGTTTTCGCATGAACACTACCCACTTCGATAAAAAAGGCGGGGCGACAGCCACCCCGCCAACCCTGACAAAAAAATGTTAGACGTTACGGTTGATCATCCCCTCTATGTATTGTTTGGCACCTTTCAGGTTACGCGCCGGGAGTGTACTGTTCTTGATATCTTCGGTTACCAAGTACATAAACGCCTCAACAACTTTGCGTTTACGCTCATTCATAACCTGCCCACGAAACCAAGAATGTACTGTGTTTCGAGATACTTCAAGCGCGGTAGCGACGTATGCAACCGGAAGGTTTGCCTCGACACATAGACGTCCAAGTTGTACCCCCAACAGAGATGCGTCCCCCTGCTGGAGTTTGATCAACAGTTTGTCGCCATACGTGCGAGGCATGTGTTAGCCCTTCTTAGACCATTTCTTGATGACATCCGAAACGTCGGCAGACGGAGTCGGCTCAGCCTTCTTCGTCTCGCGGATCACAGGCTCGTCACCTACGACCGTTGCAGCGACGGGAGCGGCAGGCTCTTCACCTTCATCCTGCTGATATACAGTCAGTTTGATCGCACCCTCTGCGGCCTTGGTTTCCTTCTGCTGCTGCACAATTGCAACGTCGTTTTCAGGCACCACTGCGGAGGGCGAGAACAGCAACTTCGGTACAGGCGACTTCGTGTCGAACTGCATCTTGGTCACAACGCGACCTGCAGAAATGTTGTTATTGGCAAGCATCTGAATGTACGGACGGAACGGCCACTTGCCGCCCTCTTCCTTGCCAAAGCATGACGTAGCGGGGAGAACCAACTGCATAACGTCGCCACCCGGATCTTGCGGCAGAACCACCGCAGTACGCCACGATAGACGGCAAGCAGTACCACTACCGCCCTGACCAGAACCTTTCACCGACCATTGGCACTTGTCGCAAGCAGAGGCTTGCGGGTTCTTCACCTCGGCATCAGGCACCTTGGAGTCCGATGACCAACAGACCGGGGCGATCTTCTCGCCTTCCTTGTACGCACCTGTGTAGTAGGTACGGCTCGGGGCGTGGGCCATCTTCACAAAGATGACGTTCATGTAGCGATCTTCGATAGACCCGATCTCTTTACCACCTGCCATCTTACGGAACACGCCGCCTTTGATGGAGATACGCTTTGAGACATTACCGCCGCCACCGGCAACTGCACGGGTATCGTCGTCAACGCCGCCCTGAATATGGGCAAGTTCATTCTTCAAATTTGCAATGATATCGTTACTCATAAATCCTCACTGACTGGCTTTACGTACTGAAATTCCAAACTCACGCATCGCATTCACGCCGGGAGGAAGCCCGTCGCTTTCATGCTCCTTCAAAAACTCCTTGAAGTTGCCCTGATGAATGCGGCGCTCAAGCAACTGAACCGCCTCGTTCTCCAAAACAAACTTGTAGAAGTTGTCCCAATCCTGACAAAAGAATCGCTCATTCAACTTACGCATCACCGTGCCATGCTTGGTCTTGATGCTGTCGGCATTGACTGCATTGCACATCTCAAGCATCACGGCTTCCAACTTCGCTAAGTCTTCTTTCAACACAGCGTCTGCAGTTTCGTACTCGCGCAACAACTGCTCGCGCCTAGAGCGTATTCCCAAATACGCTAATACCAACTCATCGGTATTACCAACGCTACTCATCTTCTACCTCCTCTAACTCCTGTCTATACAGATCAACTAACTTTTGATGACTATCTACCTTGCCTTGCAGCATCGTGTAGATCTTTTTCTCGACTTCAGAACCACGCAAGTGGACGACTGACATCTTGTTGACTTGCCCGACTCTCTCGATACGGGCGATACACTGCAGATACGTCTCGACTGACATCACCGGCGACCAGAACACCACCGTATCCGCTGCAGTCAAAGTAATGCCATGTGCTGCAGATTGAGGCTGAATTACTAGCACTCGCGGGTCCGTCGCTGTCTGGAAACTATTGATGATGTCTGCTCTATCTCTCGCTGTTACTGAGCCTTGAATCACTTTGTTCGTCACGCCTTCCTTTGTCAGAAACTCACTGACAATTTCTATCGCGTGAAGGAACGGTACGAATACTACAACTTTGTTTGTCGTTTCTTCAAGTACTTCTTTTAGCGCGTTCAAGCGGGGGGACACGTCGAACTGAACTACATCGTGCTTGTCGGTGTACACCGCCCCACCTGAAATTTGTAAAAGTTTATTCAACGATGCGGCTGCATTGACGGCGGAGACTTGTTCCCCTGCAGCCTCGATCAGCATTTGCTTTTTCAGTTCGTTGTAAAACTTTTGTACCTGTGGCGTAAGTGGTACATCACGGGTTTGGTAAATAATCTCTGGTAGATCAAGGCACTCCTTCTTGGTGTACCGGATCGCAGGTTGTAGAGTACGAAACACTTGGTCTGTAGCGTCGTTCTTCGGTGCCCATTTGAATTTTGTAATCTGCACCATGACGCGGTCTCGCCACGCAGTTGTGAACTTTGGAATGCGCGACGGATTGACAAGTTTAGCCAAGCCAAACGCATCGAGCGGTGACTGCGCTGCAGGTGTGCCGGTCATCATCCACAGCCACGTTGTGGGCTGCAGTAGTTTTGAGAGGATCTTCCAACGCTTAGTAGTAGCACTCTTGTATGCGTTCGCCTCATCAACGATTACGAGGTCGAACTTGGCACGTTGCAGATCTTCAAGCACCACGCCCGTACCATCGTAGTTGATGATCGTGAAGTCAAAGTTACCCTCTATGATCTTCTTGCGCTTGTGTGCGGTGCCATGCGCTACACCGGAAGTACGGTGTATGGCGGTCTTGATGATGTCAGCCTGCCATGCAGAATACATAATTGACAATGGGCAAATGATCAACGCCTTCTTGATCAGGTTTTGACTCATCAAATAGTCAGCCGCCCAGATTGCGGCGGAGGTCTTGCCTGTACCGGCTTCGTTAAAGCAAAACGCCCGTTGGCGTAGGCTCAGAAAGTACGCGGTGTCTCTCTGGTGAGCAAACGGAGTGTAGAACCCCGGCCATGTGTAATCCCGCTGCATCGGTGAGGGGATCTTCGGGATGTTCTGACTAGGCAAAAAGTTGTCAAGGTACTCTGCAAGGATTTTCATCTCCTGATGATCCCAACAGACCAGAATATCTTTACTATGCTTGTTGTCGCGGATTACTTCGCTGCGACCGATTCGGGATGTAATCTCAGAAGCAAAGTTGTTTGAAGCGGTAAATTGCACTGCTGCGTTATCGACTATTTCCATACTGCACCTACTAAATTAAAGCCCGTATCGTGGGCCAGACGGCTGACGCCTAAGCATGAAAGAGGTAGTAACTTGCTTATCGCCAACTGACACGGATCGGGGAGAAGTGGGTGGAACCCCTTGCCGTATCCAATTAATTACTTCATCGCCCCGCTAGACTTGCGGCGGAACGACCGATTCTTTGACGGCGACTCTAGCCTAGTTCCGTCGCTATTGCTACCCCCTTTCGAGAGTGCTTTGACGTGAGCAATGTCCTTGCCCTTTCGGCTAATACCTTTCTTGTCGTAACTACGCCGGGCGCGTTGACGCTCCATGCGGTTGTCGTGTTCGCCACGCTCAACCTGCTGCTTGTACTCTTTCTTGTAGGGTCTAGCCTTGTTCACGTAGGGCATAACTCACCTCACTTTATGAAATTCACAAGTCTTCACAGGACACCATCCGCACAGAGGGGTCGGGTTCTCCGGCCATACATCCCTCTCATGTGCAAGACGTAACCGTTCCAAGTCCGTTGCGAACACTCTCCACAACGGCTCCTCTTGATCACGGGTGTACCGCTCATCTACGAAGGCATTGTGCATGACAAACAGCAGCCCCGCCTTGATGTCCTTGACCTGCGGGAAGTGTGCGAACGTCATCAACGCCATCAGTTTCAACTGTTTCGGCTCAGGGTATCTGGCGCTACCGGTTTTGTAGTCGATGATGTAGGCCGTCTCTCCGTCCACGATCAGCAGATCGACAATGCCCCGTACCCATCTAGTATCCGAATCAAACGCGCACGGCTTGCGATCAGTGTCCAACGCCATTTCATATTCGCAGTACCGCGTACCGGGAATGCTCAGCAGTGCATCGAGTTGTGGTTTGAACCGCTCATAGTTCTTGACTAACGCAGTGCCGTCGCGGACGTAATCTTCTAATGCTTTGTGTACTTCAGTTCCATACAGCATTTGCTCCGTGACTTTCTTCACGAAGTTTTGTTTGATCTTGACCTCGTAATACTGCCGGGGACAGTTGATGAAGTCTTTAAGGCTACTGAACGACCACTTGACCATGTTCATAGTATTAAATGTTCCGGTGCTAGTTCGCGGGTTTTGTGCGCGTCGTAGGTAGACGGGACGCCAAGATCCCACGCTTCGTCATAGTCACGACATCCGTAGATGATGACCTCTCGCAATTCTGGAAGGATCGGTTTCGCTACGAACAGTATAAGTTGCTTACCGACCTGATGCTTTCTGACAGCAGCGGACTCTTTTGTTCGCAGTCGTCGCACTTCGATGTTCGTGCCCACATCCGGTAGGTCTTTGTATCGACGATGTTCCGACGAGTGCCACACATGCCCCGACCAGTATTGATTTACGAATTTCGCTACCGCCAGTTCAGCCACACATGCTGCTACCTGCGCTGTACGGTCATCTTCCATTCGTGACGGATCATAGTATGCAGCGTTCGGTCGATCCCAATTCTCGATATAACGCCTCGCTCCAACGTGAGAAGCCCACTCGTATTCCCACGTACTCAAAATTATTTTTGGTCTGTCCATCAACAATCCCCGTATGATTCCCCGTACTTTGCCTCACATGCCACGGGTAGCCCTGCAGCCCAATCTGGTGGAGTAGACATAACTTTTGTTATGAATGCAAGTGCCTCATCGATCTCATCCTTGGGCACCACCATCACCGCTGCGTCATGCACGGTCAGCACGGGCCGGTACCGCTCACGCAGTTTTAACATCTGTTCACCGACGATGATACGGGCGAGAGCCTGCACACAGTTATGAACGATAAATGGACCAGTCGCACCACGCACTACGAAACGCTGTCTGGGTCCGGCGTTGAGGATGTCGTACACCGGTTTGCTGGGGAGGGTTCGCGGACGAGATCTTTCAAAGTCCATCCATGTTTTATTCGATAATAAATTGTTGATCGCGAAAGTCCTGTAATCGTGGCTAACATCGGAACATCTATCTGCTTGATAGTGGTTCTCCGGTTCATCGCGTTCATACGGCGAGAAACCCACCGACAATTCTTGGGGCTGTAGGGTCCATTGTTGTCTACGCGATCCAAATCCAAGCCGTGCTGATATGTCGCGCTCATATCGGCCCAGAAATACTCGAAACCCTGTTGCCATTTTTCGCACACGGTAATATCCCGTCCGCCATAATTTTTCCATGCTTGGTGGGATGGCAGTTTGCAGCGGTCTATCATGCTGCGATACACGGCATAGGCTGGATGTCGACTCATGCCGTGAGTTACTGGGCGATACCGTAACTGCTCGGTTTTGCAGCCGCAATGAAGTTGGGCTTTCCCACGACGTACATCTACCCCAAGCCTTACGCACTGTTTGCCACAATCGCACTGAAACCGCCACAGCCATTTCTTGCCATCGCTGTGTTCGCGCCGAATAGCCGTCAACCAACCGAAGGTCTGGCCGGTAAGGTCTAGGGTTTTGCGCTGCGATTCGCCATCCGTCATCTGTCAGTACCTCGTGATCAGGTGTCATGTATACACCGTCCACGGTAACACAAGATTGAACTGATTTGAATACAAGTCCGCCATGATCTACAAATTCAATACCGTCGTGGATGCGATCACTATTACGTACAGATTCAATCTGGACCCAGCCTCGATCTGTAAGCACTTCAGTTCCAGCGGCTATGCAGTTCTCCACCATCGCCCCGCCCCAAATGCTGATCGGGCCTTTGCGAGACTTGTAAACATATTTCTTGTCACTAAGCCGCAGTTCAGGGTATCGTATAAATAATTCATTCGGTAGACGTATGCCTGCCGGGGTAGCCCATAACACTTTGTGCTTGCCTATCGTATAAGGCTTTAAATTACTAGGCCACGACGACAAGTGAGGCAGTGTGCTATCACACTCAGCCCAAAGTGCCGTGATCATGTGGTTCGCTTCGCGCCACGTATTGACAATGCGTTTGCATTCATCTTCTGACAAGTCGGCACCGGGCGGCTGCGTCTTCAACGTGTGCTGTAGTTTCTTGGCCCCCGTGCCGTAACCCAACCCGAGTCGCATCGTTTTTCCGACGAACCGTTCGACCGGATCAGCCTTGGTAATCTGTCGCCCGTAGACCTTGCTCGCGTCTTCGCAGTAGATGTCCCGCTTCTCAGTGAACGCTTTGGTCACATCGTCCTGCCCCGCGAGCCATGCGAGTACACGCGCCTCAATCTGACTACTGTCGCAGTTGATGACGTAGTGTCCCGGTGGAGCCATGATCGCGTTCTTCAACGCTTTCTTCTTCTTGTCACGGCTCGGCAAATTCTGGAGATTAACCGAGTCTGAGTTGTGTACGAGTTTTCCGTTAGCCACGAACCGGTGACGTGGGCCACAGTTAACGATGTCATAAACTGGGACGAGCATACTTTTTCCTCTGTATAATTTCGTCGTCAGATACGCCCTGCACAATCCAAAGCCGAATAGTTTCGTAAGTTAAATCAGGGCGTAAATTTTTGAGTCGCCTTATTCGCTCACCGTTTTTAGTTCGTTTATAGGCACGTTTGTTTCTGGCCTGCTCAGAGCGCGAGGCCCACCGTAAATTCCCCGGTTCGTAGTGTCGGTCGTTGTCAATCCTATCGAGACTATGGAACGGAGATGGGCGAACACCCAAATTATCCAGCACCCATTCAGCAAACGCTCGTACACTTGGGAACTTAAATTCAATCCCCCGTCCCCCATAGTTTGAGTACGCTAGACTATTCGGGTTAGTACACCGCTGTTTTGCGCCTGCACCGACACTCAGTACGGTTCCTACTTCCGCTCCGTATTTGACCCGATAGGGATCAACACGCGCTGCCAACTTTATCGCTGCGGCTACAGACGCTTTTTTCGCTATCCGTACACGGTCTTCAACCGGGATCGCTGCCATCTTTAACTTTGATGCACATGATCGACAGCAACGGCTTTTACCATCCAGCAGTTCCCGGACACGGACTTCACTACGCCTCCCGCACTTGCATTCACATAGAATCTTCTGTTTTGTAGCCGTGAAAGTACTGCTGAGCGGCGTCCACATCACATGCTTCAGGGCTTCTTGCAACCTTGATTGATTGCGCTCCCTGCATTGCCTCTCGTAGGCTAATCTCTCCGGCGTCTGTATATACGGCATGATCTTCGGTTCCCGTAACTCCATCCCATGTGATTACCTCAGCGAACCCACTGAACTTGACCCCCTCATGTGGGACAAAGGCTTCGCCGTCCCAAACCAAGTCATCGGATAAAACGTCAACTATCCGCTTAGTAATAACTCCTGTTTGTGGATGGTATACGGTAACCTCAGTGTCGTCAACTAAGCAACCCGACCACCGGCCCGTGTGTGCGCCGTAGTACTTCAACGGGATGGGCAGCAGCCCCCTGTTCCTAGCCCCGATACCGATGAACCGCTCGATCCGCGACTCCTCGATGGTGGACTTAGTACCCAAACGAACCGCACACAGTTGTTGTATGAACGCATCCTCGTGTTCCTGCAGTTCGATAAATCCATCGTCGTTCTTGGCGAGGGCGTAGGTCTCCTTGCCTGTAGTCGGACTGATCTTGGTCGGGACTGGGATATTTAAATCTTGCAGGATGGCAGCGAATTGAGGATTGCTTGCCAACTTCTTACGGACTTCTTCTTCGGTGGCGCAGCCTAGTCTGCCTTGCAGCCCCGCAAGTAACTCGCTCTTCTCGTTCTTCACCTCCTCCAACCGCTCGACCAGCAGCGCATCGTTCAACTGAAACACCGGCTGCGTATACATCCGCAGCGTCATATCAATCAGGTCTAGTTCCGCTTGCGGGAAATAATCCGAGAGCAAAACGTTGAACAACTTAAAAGTAAGATCGACATCGTTAATGCAATAATTCCCGTAAGCAGCAAGATCGGCAGGAATAAAGTCTTGCCTACGTTTGCCCAACGCCTGTACGACTTCCGTACCTTTCTCACCTAAGTTGTACCTCTTGACTAGCGCAGCAAGCGATCCGCCTGCATCGACTCCATGCTTGGCACGAGCCATACAAAGCGTATCAAAGTAGTAAGCCGGGACAATCCCAAACACATACGACAGGATAGCCCCATCGAATAGAGTATTGTGGCAGAGCAGTGCGGAGTTCCCCCAATCCACCTGACTGAGCCATGCTTTGATCTCCGCATGGGTACCGCTAAACCACTGCGCCTCATCGTCGTCGATCTTCATCCCAACGCCAATCACTTCAAAGCGTGGGTCGCGTATATATTCTTCGGTGGTCATGCGGGACAGTGAGAACTGCCCATCATAGAATGTTTCAAAATCTAAAGTTACGAACGACATCAGGCTACCCCACTTCCTTTTTTCATCTTCCACCCATTCGCCGTCTCAATGAACCCGACCGCACGTAGTGCTTCGGGAGTACGGCATGTACCAAACTTGTACTTGTGCAACCTGAACGATTCAGGGTTTCCGAACTTTTGCTTGCACTCTCCGCAGGTTCTTATCTTCGGCGGTCGCATCTTTCAACTCCTTCCTCAGTCGAATGATCTCGTCAGAGCAACGCACAAGGATTGCACCCAACGTCATGAATTTAAATTCTGTAGTGACGGTTTGATCCGCCATTGCCTCGGGCACGTCTTTCAATATCTCAAGAATATCGCCGTCAATCTCCACTTTTCTTTCTCCGTTTCTTTACGCCATGTTTATGTTCTGTCCAATGCAGTATGCGGTGACAGTTACTGCAAAGAGGTATGCACTTCTCTTCGGCCTCGCGTATCGCGGCCTTCAGGCTGTTGTGCTTGCTCAGTAATTTATTGACCGACCGCTTACCTTCCTTGATCACATGATGAAAGTCAATTACCGCAGGGTGTGAGAACCCACAACGAAAGCAAGACTTAGTTGCTTTGTATTGCGCCCACTTCTCTCTGACTGCCCACTTGTTGCTTCGTGAGGCTTTACTGGCTTTTTCTTTGTTGTTCAGGTACCACTTTCTTGATGCACGTTTCTGTACTTCTTTGTTTCTCGATGGACTCACAATTTCTTCTTCCAATACAACGCCCTTGCGAACGAATACAAAACGGCAGGTGTGTACAACCTGAACCCACAAGAGATCAAGTTGTTAGCCGATGGGATATTGTCTGTCGTGTCTGTCACTGCCCACTTGTATCCATGT